AACTTTTTCTTTAAACATTTTTCTGTATTTGTCATATGCTGTATCTCTTATATCAAAACATTTCATGATCTCTTCTTTTGAAAAATAAGGGAAAGATAAATCCAATTTTCTCAACTCTACTAAATCAATTTGTATTTCTGTCATTTTGTCTACCTCCTTGTTTTTATGTTATAATTACCTCAAAGGAGGTGAATTATATGAGTTTAAAAAAGTTTTCTAATAAGTTATCTAACTTAACTAAAAATGCTAAAGAATTAGAAAATACTAACAGTATTCCTTTAGAAGATCTATTAACTTCTACTTTTCTAAAAAAATATACTTCTTTAGATTCTTTAGAGTTATTCATTAAAGATAGTCCATTCACAGATATAAGTTTTAGTAATTTTGAAAATATCAGTGAAATTGAGTTAGATAATTATGTAAGAACTATTTCAAGTTTTTCTACATGGTCTGATTTTATTAAAACTGCTTGTTCAGAATATGTAAGAAATAAACTATTCAGTTAGTACATCAAAATCAAAATTTGCAAGTTGAGATAAACATTCTTCTAATTTCTCAACTTGTATTTTCATTTCTTCTATAAGTTCTTTATACTCATCTAAATTTGTAATAATGATTTTAACTTCCATCTTCCACTCCTCCTTTTCTTTAAATTTAATACATAATTTCCTTTTTATTTTTTGAAAAACAATAACTTCTATCCAACATATCTAACTGTAACCAAGATTCAGCATATAATT